CAGATGTTAAAAAGAAACATGTGGTGGAATTGATTAATTTGTTGAGTGAATAAAGGAGAAAGTATGTATAATTACGAAGATTTGTACAATATTGCAATGAAGCAGATTTCAGGTCAAGAAATTGAGCCTTTACCAATAACATACGCATATTCGGATACGCAATTTGAGATACTAGTAAAGTACATCAAGGAGTTTGAAGAAAGTTTAGATTCTGAACATGAAGTCGGACTTCTTTTAACCAACTTTGGTAAAACTGTTACAATGCAGGTTACTGAAATCAGCTATGAGAAGTCCGTACTAATGATTTTTAAAGGTTATGTAGATGGGCGAATGTCAACATTAATTCAGCATATCAGCCAATTAAATTTTTTGCTTACGTCATTGCCTAAAGATGATTCTCGTCCGAAACAACACATTGGCTTTGTCGTTCCAACTTCTGAATAGTTTTTTGCAATTCTTGAATCATATTTGCCTGTATTCCAAGCAAGTTAATAACTGAATAAACAAGTGAAGCGGATGGAAGACCCTCTTTATTTTGAGGGTCTTTTATTTCTTCTAAAATCTTTTTCTGCTGGTCTTCTGTATATATTAAATCTGTACTATTCATTTTTGTTTTCCTCCTTTAATATGTCAGAAATAATAATATAAATGTATCGTAAAATCTGATCCACTTTTATTTTGTCAAGCATCTCAATAATTTCTTTCTTGTAATCCATGCAACCCCTCCTGTTATCAAATCTTTACTGCATTATATGATGCACGTATCTCATTTATTCATTTTGGACATTATTTTCAACAAATCCCTTGATATTTTATTCAATATCCTGTATAATTTTATCCAAATTATTAATATATTAATAATAAAAAGGAGAAGAAACTATGAGCAAGGAAAAAACTAAAGTTTGTAAGTACTGCAAAGAGAAAATTGACGCAAAAGCTAAAGTGTGTCCTCATTGCCAGAAGAAACAGGGCGGCAAGTTGAAATGGGTAATTATCGTTATTATCGTTCTGGCTGTTTTAGGAATGGCAATGGGTGGTGGTGATGATGATAGTTCTTCCACTGATTCTCAGACAAAGAGTACTACAGCAGCTAAGAAAGAAACCGATAAAAAAGAAGAAGCAAAAGAGAAAGACAGCGTAAAGGTTGGCGAATCTTTTGAAAATGACGGTTTAAAAGTAACTGCGAAAAAAGCCGAGTTTGGATATGACGGTGGAGAGTACTTTACTCCAAAAGATGGATGTGAATATGTAGCTGTAGATTTTACTTGTGAAAATATTGCAGAAAAAGGTGACAAATATGTATCTGTATCTGATTGCGAATGCTATGCAGATGATTCAGCTTGCGAACAGCAATATATAGGAGACAGTGATTTTGTTAACACTAATTTGTCTCCGGGAAAGAACGTGAGCTTTACAGCATATTACGAAGTGCCAAAAGATGCAAAGAAAGTAATTTTAGAATATAGTGCTTCGTTCTGGACAGACAAGAAGATAACTATTAATTTAAAATAATTAGTCCACTAAT